CTTAAATTATATTATAGAAAGAGTTATAAATTATGGGAGGTGGTCTTCTTCAATTAGTTGCATATGGTGCACAAGATGTTTATTTAACAGGTAATCCACAGATTACTTTTTTTAAAGTTGTTTATCGTAGACATACTAATTTTGCTCTAGAATCTATTCAACAAACCTTTAATGGTTCAGTTGGTTATGGTCAGCGTGTTACATCAACTATATCAAGAAATGGAGATTTAATAAGTCGTGCTTATTTAGTAGTTAAACCAAGTAACACTACTCCTACTTGCCCATATTATGGTTTAAGATTACTTAAATATGTTGAATTAGAAATAGGAGGTCAAAAAATAGATAAACATTATGGAGAATGGTTGTACATTTGGAATGAATTATCATTACCTATAAGTAAAAAAGAAGCTTATTATTCTATGGTTGGTGGAAATGGAGGTAATTTAAATGGAAAAAATTTATATATACCTTTAGAATTTTGGTTTTGCCGTAATATAGGTTTGGCATTACCGTTAATAGGTTTGCAATATCATGAAGTTAAAGTAAATATTCAATTTTCATCACAAGATTTATGTGGTGCGGATGCTGCTAATGCTCCAAATTTTGATGCTGTGTTATGGGTAGATTATGTATATTTAGATACTGATGAACGTAGAAAATTTGCACAATCATCACATGAATATTTAATAGAACAATTACAATTTACTGGAAAAGAATCAGCTACTTCAAAAATAAAATTAAATTTTAATCATCCAGTTAAAGAATTAGTATGGGTAGTACATAATGAAACTAGTGATAATTATAACTGGTTTAATTATACTAATACAACTGGTGTACTCACCAGTGGAACTACATCATCATATGAAAGTGTTGTTGCTACAATTGGTACATCATCATCAAAATTAAATGCTATTGCTACAGCAAAATTATCATTAAATGGAAACGATCGTTTTGCTATACGTGATGGTAAATATTTTAATATTATACAACCATTCCAACACCATGAAAATGTACCAAATAATCTAGGTATAAATGTTTATTCATTTGCATTAAAACCTGAAGAACATCAACCATCGGGAACTCTTAATATGTCTAGAATAGACACAGCAAATTTAATGCTAACTTATGATCCAAGTATATCAACAGAATCTTCATCTGTATTAATTTATGCTGTTAATTATAATGTATTGCGTATATTATCTGGTATGGGTGGTATAGCATATTCAAATTAATTTAATAATTTTTTTCTTATATTATAGTATAAAGTATAATTATAACAAAATGGGAGGAGGTCTTCTACAATTAGTTGCTTATGGTGCACAAGATGTTTATTTAACTGGTAATCCTCAAATTACTTTTTTTAAAGTAGTATATCGTCGTCATACAAATTTTGCAATGGAATCTATAGAACAAAGTTTCAATGGTAATGTTAGTTTAGGTTCTCGTGTAAGTGTTTTAGTAACACGTAATGGTGATTTAATTAATCGTGTTTATTTCAAATGTAAATTATCAAATACTAATTCAGTTCAGAATGATGATTCAACAAAAATAGCACTTGTACCTTATTATGGTCTTAGATTATTAAAAAATATTGAATTAGAAATAGGTGGGCAACGAATAGATAAACATTATTCGGAATGGTTATATATTTGGAATGAATTAAGTATGCCTGTTGGAAAAAAAACAGGATATGATGCAATGGTTGGTGGCAATCAAAGAAATGCATCAGTAATACTTACCGCCGGTGCTAATAAAGAAATATATGTGCCTTTAGAATTTTGGTTTTGTCGTAATGTAGGTTTAGCATTGCCATTAATAGCACTTCAATATCATGAAGTAAAAATTAATATAGAATTTTCATCTAAAAATGAATTAATAGATAATAACCATTTTAATTATTCATATGACCCAAATACTAATGAGGTATACTCACTAGATGGTGGTATTACTATCAAAACTAATAATCAATATACTGGAAATGATTTAGTATTACAATCAGCACAATTATGGGTAGATTATATATTTTTAGATACTGATGAAAGAAGAAGATTCGCTCAATTATCGCATGAATATTTAATAGAACAGTTGCAATTTACAGGTTCAGATAAAATTGATGGTTCTTCAGATGGAAATACACTTAAAAGTATTAGAATAAATTTTAATCATCCGTGCAAAGAATTAATATGGACTATTAAACCCGATAACAATAGTTTAAATTCAGCAGAATTAAATAAAGTCAACGAAAACCTAACAGATGATAATGAATATTTAGGATACCGAACAATTGCTAAAACTTCTAGTGTTAACGATTTTGATAAGTTAACAAACGCATATTGGAATAATTTTACAGATAGTCCATATAATCATCATAATCATTATGATATATATGAAATAGAAGATTCACCTACTAGTAATCCTATTATAACCCCAAAAAATCCAGTTAAAAAATGTAAATTACAATTAAATGGAAATGATAGATTTTCAGAAAGAACTGGTGAATATTTTTCATTAGTACAACCATATCAACATCATGAAATTACACCAAATCATTATAAGAAAGGAATAAATGTATATTCATTTGCATTAAAACCAGAAGAACATCAACCATCAGGAACTTTAAATATGTCTAGAATAGATACAGCACATTTACAGATAGGATCAACAAAATCCGGTTTAATAAGTATATATGCTGTAAATTATAATGTATTACGTATATTATCAGGTATGGGTGGATTAGCTTATTCAAATTAAAATTATTTTTATATAAATATAAAATAATAAATATTATATAAAAATGTTATTAAAATATATA